CGTGTTGATGTGGATCAATTGTCTAGGGTAGAGCCTATATCTATCGAAATCGTAAACCCTGATGGTACTCTACAATAAAATTTTTACCGCTTCGCGGTATTTTTGGGAGCTTTTTCCTTGGCTAGACTAAACCCCACGAAACCACAGTTTGAGTATATCAACTCTACGGCCAAGTTCCCAGCGTTAGTTGCAGGTTTCGGTGCGGGTAAGACTGAGGCCGCTGTTCAAAGATGCATCATCGGCAAGTTAAGGAATCCCACTACCAACCGAGGATTCTATGAGCCGACCTACGATTTAATCAGAATGATCGCCTGGCCTCGATTTGAAGAGATACTCACAGAATTAAACATCCCCTATAAACTCCACAAGTCACCCCTTAATTACATCGATCTAGGGGCTTATGGACAAATCATCTTCCGCTCAATGGATGATGTGAATCGAATCATCGGTTATGCCCACGCTGATGCGGATATAGACGAATTAGACACCCTGAAAGAACCGATAGCTGCACAGGCATTCAGGGCTATAGTCGCTCGGAACAGGGAAATCAAACCTAACGGTGAAAAGAACACCATCGGAGTAACCACCACACCTGAAGGCTTTAAGTTTGTCTATAAAACGTGGAAGAAGAATCCACAACCAGGATTTGAGCTGATTCAAGCACCTACGGAGTCTAATCCACACCTTCCAGAGGATTATGTGGACAACTTAAAGGCTATCTATCCTAGTAACCTTCTAAATGCCTATTTGAAGGGTGAGTTCGTTAACTTAACCCAAGGCACTGTTTACAATGGATATAATCGAGACACTAACCAATCTGAAGAGAAAGTTACACCGTTTGACTTCCTTATGGTGGGGATGGACTTTAACGTAACCAATATGTCCGCTGTGGTATTCGTCTATCGTGAAGGTGTTTATCACGCAGTTGAAGAACTCACGGGGATATATGACACCCCCAATATGATCCATACACTCAAAACTAAATACCCTAACCACAATATTTGCATCTACCCTGATGCCTCTGGCGCATCTCGTAAGACGGTGAATGCCAGTATCTCCGATATAACACTCTTGGAGTCGGCAGGATTCGAGTGTCGCGCCCCTAGAAAGAACCCATTTATCAAAGATAGGGTCATGGCCGCTAATGCAGCCTTTGAATCCCATCAAGTCATGGTAAATTCAGAGAAATGCCCGGAACTAGCGAGCAGCTTAGAGCAATTAACCTACGATAATAACGGTATGCCTGATAAAACGAGTGGTTTAGACCACTTAATCGATGCCGCAACCTATCCAATTGCCTTTGAATTACCCATCATTAAACCCATAGCGGCTGTGCCGTTCAAATTTGCGATCTAATTATGACTGTAGAACTCAGAAACCCAGAATACGACAGATTCATCCAAGAATGGCAGTCCATCCAAGACTGCTGTGACGGCCAACGAGCGATCAAAGAGAAGAATATACGCTATCTCCGACCGATGGAAGGCGTTTCAAGCATCGATAATCGGTATCGTAACTACCTGAATCGCGCTGTATTCGTTAATTTTACAGGAAAAACGCGAGAAGGGCTTACCGGGGCGATATTCCGTAACACCCCTGACTACGATTTACCCTCACAAACCGAATATTTAGAGAAAAATGCCGATGGCGCTGGAGAATCTCTCATTTCTCTCGCTAAAGACGTTACTGGCGAGGTGATTGCTAAGGGCCGACACGCTCTTTTAGTCGATTATCCACAGGTTGCTCAAGGTTTAAGCCTAGAAGAGCTAAATGAACTGTCTCCAAAAGCCACAATTAACCGATATACCTGCGAAAACTTCATTAACTGGCGTGTAGAGGTCATAAATGGACAAAAACTGCTCACATTGGCGGTTTTACAAGAAAAATATGACATGAATGACGATGAATTCGAGTATGAAGAAGGTAAACAGTATCGAGTTTTACGTCTTAGAAACGGTGTATACACTCAACAGTTATATCAAGAGCTAGATCCTATAACTGAAGAGTACATACCCACTAAAGCAAATGGAGAGCCTTTTGAGTTTATACCATTATTTATTATTGGAAGTGAAAATAACGATCCTACTGTGGATATTCCTCCTCTTGGCGATATTGCTAACATTAACATTGCTCATTACCGTAATTCTGCTGACCTTGAAGAAAATTGTTTTGTTCATGGTCAACTTACCCTTGGTGTTAGTTCGTCTATGTCTCTGGCACAGTTTCAGGAAGCCAACCCAGAGGGAATAACGGTAGGGTCAATGGCTGGACACTTTTTAGGTGAGTCAGGCGGCTTTTCTTTCGTGCAAGCGTCTGAAAATCAACTAGCAGACCGCCTAATGGAGCGTAAAGAGGATCAGATGCGCAAACTAGGCGCTAGAATGATCTCTCTAACCGCTACAAAGACCGCTACGCAAAGTTTAATTGAAGCTGCTGGCGAAACCTCAATCATGTCTACCATCTCTAAGAACGTTTCTGAGGGCGTTGAGAAGTGTATTGAATGGTGCGGAATGTTTATGGGCGCTACCAATATGCCTAAATTTGCCCTCTCTACTAAGTTCTTTGATGAGGTAGCTGATCCACAGATGTTAATGGCCGCCATGCAACTCAATGAGGCTGGAATCTTAGCTAAATCGGATATGCAGAACCTTGCACGATCACAGGGCGTGGTAAATGAACTTCGTCTAAATGAGGACATCGATGCCGATATTGAGGGAGAAAGTGAGCCAGAAGAGCCTGAAAATCAACAAATTGCACCAATTGAAGAAAATCCTTTGACAGAAGATGAGGATGATGGTATATAACTAAATTGTCGCAGGGCGACTCTTTTTTATAACTAGGGGTTATAGATGAGCATTAAATACTCAGTAAGTGAAGAAGAATTTTCAACATTAGATGAATCGCAACAAGGTTTGTACTCACAGGGTGAGTCGGGCTACACATTAAATGTTGAGGGTGTGCCACAAGAAGATGTAAGTGGCTTGAAACAGAAAATTGACAAACTGTTAGGCGAAAAAAAGACCGCTCAACAAAAAGCAACTGAAGCCGAGGAGAAAGCCAAAGCTGAAACTGCTGAAAAGCTGAGAAAAGCCAACGACTTTGAGCAACTGTACAACAGTTCTGAAGCGGAACGGCAAAAAGCAGCACAAGAGTTGAATGATCTTAAATCAACCATACAGCGTCAAAAATTAACGACTGAAGCTAGTAGTCTTGCGGGTCAAATGACTAAAGATACTGCTAGAGCTAAGTTGTTGACTGAACAATTACAGTCTAGGTTAACTGTCGTTGATGGTGAGACTAGGGTGTTGGATGCAAGCGGTAACCTTACCGTTAGCACCGTGAACGAATTAGCAACTTCAATTAAGGATGAATATCCATTCTTAGTTGACGGGTCTAAAGCTGCTGGGGGTGGCGCAACTGGTGGAAATAGCAGTGGGGCTGAGGTTTCCAAAATGAAAAGTCGTGCAGATTTTGAAAATATGAACGCAACCAAAAAAATGGAGTTCATTAAGTCTGGCGGTATTGTTGAATAATCTTTTGGAGATTTAAAAATGGCAGATCAATTAGACATTTCGGCCTTGACGAATGATATTTATGTATCAGCAGACATCGTTGGCCGCGAATTAAACGGTTTCATCCCATCCGTCACTATGAATGCTGAGTCATCTCAGGCTTCTAAAGGCGATACTATCAAAGCAGCTTTCACTCGTGTAGCTTCAGCAGAAAACATTGTTGAGCGTATGGATATGCAGGAAGCTGATAACAGCTTAACTATTGATTCTAAAACCTTAACGCTTGATAAAGCTCGAAGAGTTCAAATCCCTCTTGGTGGTGAAGATACTCGTCAACTTCAAAACACTGGTCAATATGCCTCTGTTTATGGCGACTTAATCACTCAAGCAATGCGTACTCTTGCTAATGAGATCGAAGTTGAGATTGCTACTAATCTTAAACAAGGCGCTCATTTTGCATCTGGTACGGCTGGAACAACTCCTTTTGCTGTAGGATCTAACGAGTCAGGCGTTGAAGAGTTGCTTGAAGCACGAAGAATCCTTGTTGATGATGGTATGCCAACAAATGATGTTGCTGCTGTTTTAAACACTACTGCTGGTGCTAACTTGCGCTCCAACTTAAAACTGTTAGATCAAAGTTTCTCTAACTCTGGTAGTTTGCGTGAGCAAGGCATCTTAATTCCTATCGCTGGTATCAACTTGCGTGAGTCGGGCAACATTTCTACTCACACAAAAGGTACTTTAGGAAGTAGTCCTTTAACTGATGTTACTGATGCGGTAGATGCAACTTCAATCGCAGTCAACGGTGGTACTGGTACTATCCTTGTTGGTGATGCCGTTCAGTTTGGCGGTGCAGGTAATGTCCATATCGTTGGAACTGGTACAAGTGATGCATCAGGTGGCACTATTACACTGAATGCAGGCCTTAAAGAAGCAGTTGCTAATGACACCGCTGTAGCAATAGCAGCTAACTACTTGCCAAGCTTTGTATTCCACAGGAATGCAGTTGAGTTAGCTATGCGAGCGCCAGCTATGCCTTTAGGTGGTGATATGGCTTCTGAGTCAATCACTGTTCAAGACCCACACTCTGGATTAGTATTCCAAGTATCTACTTATCGTGGCTATCACAAGTCATTGATCGAAGTTACTGCGGTATACGGTGTTAAAGTCTGGAAAGGTGAGTTTGTTCACACTATCCTCGGCTAGTATTAGTTGAAACTTATAGCCCCTTGGGAAACCTTGGGGCTTCAACTTTGAGGATAAGTTATGCCTACTGCACTAAGTGTTGAAACTGGATCGCAGAGTACTACTGCGAACTCATATATTACAGTGAGTGAGTATTCTACTTACATCACAGATCGTCATGGCGCGAGAAATGGCCCATCGAACGATCAAATTACCTCATATATTCATCAGGCTATGAGTTTTTTTGAGGCTCTTCCTTTTCGTAGTGAAAAAGCATCTGAAGATCAAGCGCTTCAATTCCCTCGATCTGGTTTGATTATTGATGGATATGGAATCAACTCTGATGAGATACCTAAAGAAGTAAAGACTTCTCTTTATGAGATAGCTTATGCCTATGAGCAGGGTTATGGTCCTGATGCTCCCATTGAGCGATCTACCCTAAAAGAAAAGGTTGGGCAGATAGAGGTTGAGTACAAATCATCAAGCGCTGACAGAACTTTAACGCCAGCAGCTACTAGGGCATTAAGAAAGCTCGTAAAGAACCCTATGCGGATTGTGAGAGCTTAGATGGCCTTTGATTACTCCCCCTTAAGCACAACAGCAAAGAATTTAATTACCAACTTTGGTCAGTCGGTAACTTTTACTCGATTTTCAAGTATTAATTACAACCCGGCATCAGGAATTGCGTCTAGCAGCACATCTACTTATTCAGCGCAGATTGTACTCTTTGACCAGATAAAGAATGAAGATGGCGATACAAATATGCAGGTTAAAGAGTTTCCTGCATCGATGCATTCGACCACAGTCCCTTTGATAGGTGACACAGCTACAATAAACTCAGAAAAACTGAGAATTGTTGAGATTAACCCAATACAACCAGGATCATCGGTGGTTTATTATGAGCTTAGACTCAGAGGTTAAGAAGTTTACAGAGATTTCGCTTGATCAAGCCAATAAGGTTGTCAAGCAGGTAACTAATGATGTTATGACTAGCACTGTAAAAAAGACACCAGTTGACACTGGGCAGTTAGCTAATAACTGGTTTGCGTCAATAGGATCACCCATGTTTATGGGTAAGCGGCTGCCAGATCAATCAGCCGGGGATAGTCTTGATGGTATTGATACAGTAGTTAAGGCATATAAAAAATCAGATTGGGGTCAGAGTCTTTGGCTTACTAATTCTCTTGATTATGCAAATGACATTGAAACAGGTAGTAAGAGTGGTAAAGCACCACAAGGTATGATGCGATTATCGATGATGAATGCGGTTGCAAAGTTTAAATGAGTGTTGATTACGGTTTAATAACAGAAAGCACCGATACAACTGTAGTTGGTGGCGCTACTGATGATAACTCTAAATTTTTCCGCAATATTCGTATTGCGTTAGAAGCTCAGTTCAAAACAATGGCTGATGATGCAAGCATAACCACAAGAGTTTTTGAGAATATAGATTTTGATTTTACCTCGCTAGAAAAAAGTAACTTAACCAACGAGTTCGTTAGGGGAACAATACTGCCAGCCGATACAATTAGTGCAGGTGTCGGTACAACTGGTAGGGATTTGCACCAAGGTATATTTCAGATAGACTATTATAATCGTGTTGGTATAGGCGCTTATAGCGACAAAATAGATAGCATTGCCAATGCTTTTAAAAAAGGACATAAGCTTGTTGTTAATGATACAACTGTAAATGTCCGTAACGTATCACTAGGCGTGGGGCGCAGAGATGGTGCATTTTTCGTTCGTAATATAGATGTATCTTATTTCGCGGTCACAACCGCTAGGAGTTAGAAATGACAATTGCAAGTGGACAGAATCAAATATTAACTTTTGACACTGAAGGAACTTACGGCACAGCCGATACAGGATCAGGTTTTAGTGTTTTTGAACATAAAAGTAACAGTTTATCTTTAGCGAAAACAACGTATGAAGATGAAAAGCTGCGTGGCGACAGAGAAGTTGAAGGAATGATGCATGGCCAGCACTCTGTTTCAGGTGACATAGCTTTTGACTTAGGTTACCAGGCTTCACATATTGAATTTATCAAAGCTGCTATGGGCGACTTTACAGGCTCAAGTGATGTATTTAGCATTGGTACAGCTAGACGCAGCTATACTATAGTTCGTAAATTCACTGATATTACAGTAAAAGATGAACAGGTTTTTAAAGGTATTGAGGTTAACGCTTTCAATATGAATATTAGTAGTGATGGACTTATTGACTGCTCAGTTGGTCTTATAGGTACTACTATGACTCACGTTGACAATCATGATGAGGGTAGTGTCACAACCGAGACTGTTGCTAATGCGCCTTACACCTCTCATGAAGCAGTTATTACCGAAGGTGGTGGCGCTCAAACAATTATCACTGATTTATCAATGAGCTTAGACAATGGTATGTCTCCAGTTTACCGAGTAGGTACTGATATTCCTGTTCGAGGCGGTCAAGGCAAGTGTCGTGTTACAGGGTCTTTAACTGCTCACTTTGACAGTGGGGCTTTATTAGATAAGTTTGTTGCTGAAACAGCGACATCTTTGAAAATTGTTTTAGGAACTGGCGATACTGATATGTCTTTTGAGATGCCAAATGTAATCTATACTACAGGTGCTGTTGAAGTTGGTGGAGAGGGTTTACTTTCTGTATCAATGGATTACACTGCTTTAGTATCTACTGACGGAACTTCAGCATTAAAATTTGATACTACACCATAATTTTTAACCTAAGCCCCACTGGGTGGGGCATCATTAATCCTTGGGGGATATATGAAAATTACTGAACTTTACACAACCGATTTACATAACGAAGGATCAGAAGTACAAATATTAGATCAGAATGGTAACAAGACTAACCTTCATATTAAGGTAGTTGGTATGGATTCAACGGCTTTTAGGAAGCATACCAAAAGATATCAAAAAGCTTATTTGGAGGCTTTACGATCTAATAAGGAGTTTGACGAAGATTCTTTGAGCATACAAGGTTTAGTTGATTGCACTGTATCTTGGCGTGGCGTTGATGAGAAGTTCAGTAGTAAGTTATGTGAGAAGCTTTATAGTCAAGCACCTTACATCAAAGATCAAATTGACACCTTTATGGGTGATAGGGCAAATTTTACGAAAGCCAAACCGAAAAAATAGTCGAGTTTGGTAAATGGGTTTTTTATGCCAACGGCAGAAACAAAGGTAGTAAAAGCACCAGGCTTGAACAATGGAAGGCTGTTGAAAGAATATCTGGAAAGCCTCCGGGAGAGTTAGCTAGTCAACCTTATTTGGATGATTGCTTAATTCAAGTTTGGCATATTTACTCGATTATTGCACAAGGCGTTGAATCGATTACTTTGCAAGATATTGCTGCTTACTGCGATCTTTATAGAGATGAATTAGACCCTTGGCAGATAGATGCTATTATGGGTTTAGACCACGAAAGGCGTAAACAATGGCAGACACAATCGCAAGACTGATATTTGAGGCTAACACTGCTCAACTTAAAAAAGCTAATGAAGAGCTTAAAAAGCTTGCCAAAGAGTCTGGTAAAGCCGCTAAGGCTATCAAGGACGAAGGCACTCAGAAGAAAAAGACAAACACAGAAACAAAGAAAGGCACTGACGCAACAGGTAAGGACACAAAAGGCAAGAAAGATAATACAAAAGAAACAAAAAAGGCTACTACTGCTAATGAAAAATTAGCTAAGTCTTTTAAGAACGCTGCGACAGCTACCGCAACACTTCAAGGCCCACTTAACGGTGTTTCAGGCCGACTCTCATTTATAGCAACTGGTTTAGCACGAATTGGCCCACTAGGATTAATTGTTAGTGCTGGTTTTGCTGCGCTTGGCTTTGCTATCAAAGGTGCTTTAGATGTATTTTCAGAATTTGAAGCACAGGTATTACAGCTTGAGCAAATGCTTGAGACAACCGGGCATCGTGTTGGTTTAACTTCCCAAGAGCTACAAGATTTAGCTACTGAAGTAGGTATAGCTACGCTTGCTTCTGCTGGCGACATTAGACAAGCAGAGGGAATACTTCTTACTTTTGGCTCTATTGCTGGTGATCAGTTTAAACGTACAACTGTTTTAGCTCAGGATTTAGCTCAAGTTATGGGTGTTACTGCCGCAAGTGCAGCTAAAACTTTAGGTAAAGCGATAGAAGATCCTGTCAATAATTTGACTAGCTTGTCTCGCGCAGGTGTTATATTTACTGCAACAGAGCGAGATATGATTGACGGTATGCTACTTGCTAGCGACAAGATGGCCGCTCAAGATTTTATTATTAAAAAATTAGAAGCATCTCTGGGTGGCGCAGGTGCTGGTGCTGGTAAGGGTCTAGCCGGGGCTTTTGATGGTCTAGGAGAGCAAGCAGACCTTTTAAGAATTGCATTTATACAAGAGTCAGGATTTGCATCCTTTATCGCTGATAGAACAAATGAAGCAACAGCGCTTCTTGCAAAACTCACAGAAAAAGTAAAAACATCGAATATATTTACAGGCGCTATGAGTGATGCGGATCTTTTAGAGCTTTCAATTAAAAGAGCTGAAGAGCAAATGGATAGCTTGCTAGAAACATATGGCAACGCTGCATTTAGTAATCCAGCATTTACACAGGCAGAGGAGCAATTTAAAAGACTAAAAGCACAATTACAAGAACTGCAAGATCCACAGCTTTTACAACCACTTTTTGGTGGTCAGTCTGTTGCAGATATGGCTGGGCTTACTGCACCAGCTACAGAGCAGCCTTTAAGCGGTGTTGCATTATTAACGTCTGGCCAAACGCCAACCCCAGCAGGAACAGGAACAGTTTTAAAACCACAACCATCAGCGCCAGCGGCAGAAGAAGCTCCAGTAGCATTTGATAAGCTTCCCAGTATATTAGAAACTAACAATGCAATTATGGCTTCTGAACTGCAAGTTTTAGAAATGCAAAAGGCAAATGCAGATTCAGAAACATTGCTGTTTGAACAAATTATAGAAAAAAGAACTGAACACGCTACAGCCGTTGCTGCACTTGAGTTTCAGAGAAAGTTGAGTGAAGTTGAAGCGGATGATATTTACAGGGAAGAAAAGATTGCAAAATTACAAGAAGAACACGCTGTAAAAATGGATATTTTGTCTGAGCAGAACCAGGCTACAGAGCAAGAGGAATTGAGACATAAAGCTAAACTAGGTGACATTGATGCTAAAGCAGCATTAGCTAAACAAAAATTTGAAAAATTAACAGGAGCTGCACAAACCAAACAAATAGTAAGTACTTTAGCTGCAAGAACCGCTGCTATGGCCAATATGAGTAAAGGAATGTTTAGAATAGCTCAAATGGCCGCAGTTGCAAATACCGTTGTTAATACAAGATCAGCAATGGAGTTGGCTAGAGCAACTTATGCGTCACCTCTTGGTGAAATAATGGCTGGTGTGGAGTTAGTTGCTGGTATGGCTAACCTTGCAGCTATTAAGTCGCAAAAATTTGGCGGTGGCGGTTCTGTTTCTGGTGGTGCTGGCGGTGGCGGTGGCGGTGGAGCGGCGGCAGCGGCTTCCGCACCAGTGCAGCTTACGGCTGATGATGTTATTGCTCCACCACCTCAACCCATCAATGTGACAGTAGACGGATCTATTGACCCAACTGGGGCAAGACGTATTATAGAAGCTATTAACGAGGCTACAGAAGATGGCTTAGAAATCACAGCACTGGTAGGTACATAATGAGCGCAATTTTAGCAGAAAATAAACTTCACCATGAGTATTGGCGAAAAAAATCTGGCACAACAACTATAGCTTATGTTCCATCAACTACAACTGGTTACGCACCGCCCCCATCAGGGTTTAGTTTTGGTAACGCTATAGATGATAGTGCTGGAACTTCTTTTATGGTTACAGGTTTTTCTGATCAAGTTGATGTAACTATAACTTTTCCTGTTAATGTAACCTTTAATGGTTTTGCTGTTTATGGTCATAATTTAACTTCAAATCAAGGTTTAAAAATTACTTACAGTACATCTGATAGTGGGACAGGAAACTTTAGCGAGTTCAAAGCAACTCCATATACATCTAACACATACAAGCCCTTAAATAACTTCAAAAGACCTTTTGGCGCTTTATTTTCTAGCACAATATCGAATGTTAGAAGGTTAAGAATAGAAACCATTGGTTGGAGTTCAAAAAGCTTCATCAATATAATTTCTGCTGGTATGTGGGTCACTACAGGAATAGACATTGCAACGCCTTTTACTCCTCCGTCATTCGCACCACAAAAAACAGACATAAAACAAAACAATTTAGGAAATCCTTTAATAACTGATGTAAGAAAAATCCCAGAAAAACTTAATATAAAGTTAAATCAGTTTTCAGAAGATGAATTGTATAGCGCTACTGATGCAGCGCAAACAACTACAATTAACGGCTTTAGCTCTACTTTTGGATTTATAGATTATATGGGATATTTTTTACCTAGGCATCCATTTTTTTTAATGTGGCATGAAGGTATATCTACAGAGTCTGCTACTTTACAGATTAGAGATCAACAAAAAATGTATTTTTGCACCATGGATAGGCAGTTATCACAACCTAAATTTACCACTCCTACGTTAATTAATTGGTCTATTCGTGCTTTGGGGTATATTGAATGACAACCCTTTGGACACCAGAGGTTTTATCTGGTTTTATACAATCTTGGTATGACGGCCAAGATCCGAATGCTAATAATAAGGCTAGTCTGCCAACGGTTGGTAACCAGTTTCTTACTTGGAGGAATAAAGGCGACCAACAAACCCCGTTTTCCCTTCAAGCTAGCGATTTAGATATTAACTTCGCAAATCAAGCTGGCGGTACTCAGTATAAAGACCTTTATCAGCCTAGGTTTATGGGCGGCTCGATTACTAAACTTTCTATTGTTCAAGGGGGTGATCAAATGTATTCGCCTTCTAATTTTGGTACAGAAAAAAAATTAACCGCTGTATCACCTGCAACTGGATCGGCTTGTTATATTAGTTATACGTCATCTGGTGGCGCTGTAACGCTTGTTAGAGAGCATGACATTGGGCCTTCTTACGGCTATTCAGTAGGCGATATACTTGAAGATGCAAGCGGTGGTCATTCGCAAGGAAGTACAAAGGCAACTTTTAGAGTTGATGAAGTTGTAGATAGAGGCGGGATTTATTTTAATGAAACTGATTCTACTACAAATTTTTATAAAGCGTCAGGAAGGAGTAATACTGGTTCAGGTGGAATTGGTACTGAATGCACTCTTTTTATTGCTTGCACCTTGTATGATGATGCCGATGATGAAGAAGCAATGTTTAAGATTTTTGATGTTGATGGTGGAGGTAAAGATATTACCATCGTTTACGGCCATCAAGCTGGTATGGGGGGTTCTACACAATACAATAGAGGTATTAAGTATAAAAACGCTAGCAATGTTGCTGTAGTTGACCCTGACGGTTACAGTGGCGATCAGTATATAGAGGGAAGAAACGAGATATTTGCGGTCAGAATGTCTGCAACTACCGCAGGAAAATTTACTTGGTATAGCAGGCTTGCAACAGTAGGCGCTGATTTAGAAACAATGTCTTTCCCTGCTAGTTCAGGATTATCAATAATGTCAGATGGGGCGACTCCATCTGATGTTGCAAGCACAACGTCTAGGGGTGCAGTTTATGAAATTTTAATATTTAATAAAGTGCTTGATACCGAGGAAGTCAATAAATGTGTCGGTTACTTAAACGCTAAATATAGCCTTAATGCCTTACAAAATACTCACCCATACGCAAATGTTTGGCCTGATACCTCTTATGTTGCTAGTGATCCTATTAATAACGACCCAGCACCTGCCCCTCCCGCAACACCTGCACCTGATCCAGTACAGCCAGCAGATCCAGCCGTACCACCAGCTCCACCAGCGCCACCAGCTCCTATTAACAATCCAGTGCCTGTTCCTCCAGCGGCAGAGCCTACTATAGCCGAGATAACTGGATCATATTATTTTGGTGGAGCGCACAGATTAAACCCAAGACAACCTGTTCAAATGGTTAGTTTGTTTTTAGATTTTTGTGATAATGAGTATGGTGTTAATGATGGTATTTCTACTTGCACCGCTGCTGGAGGTACAGGAAATGAATGTTATAACACTAAAGCAACCTGTCAAGACACAGCAAACTACAATAGATCATCAGATGGCGTTTTACAGTACAACTTTACTTCTGAAGTTGGCACAACCTTACCGAATCAAAAAGCTTATCCCAGTGTTATTTCTGTAAGTACAGCCCCTGTAGAAATCAGACCAACAAAAGGTGTTTCTGTTAGAGCTAACGTAACAATTAAGCTGAGAGATTTTTACGCTACTGGAGCAGATGTTGATCCATATTTTGAAACAAGAAATTTAATAGCTTTAGAAAATGGCACTTACTTTCAAAAATTAATGCAAAGAAATCCGCATTATGTCGGAAGGCGTGTTGTAGTTAGTGATGGATATATAGATCACACAGGAGTTGAAAGATTTTTTGGAGGTCAAAGATTTTACATAATAGATAGCATGATGCTTGATAATGATGTAATGACAATTAAATGTCGAGATCCGCTTTCGCTTGCTGATGAATTAAAATCTAAAGTCCCAGAGCCATCACGCTTTTCTTTGAACGGAGCATTAAGCAAAACGGGTACACATAATACTGTACCATTGCGTTTTAACGGAATTACCTTAGTAGGATCAGACTCCGCTGACAAACAGAAAGTAATAGATTATTTTGGCGCTGACAATGCTACTGGTTTTGTTCGTATTGATGAAGAAATAATGGGTTATACAGTTGATGTTAGCGGTAGTAACGCAGCACTTGATATTACGTCACGATTTCAATGGGGGACAAAGCCGTCAGATGATGATTATGAGGCAGATGATGTTGTACAAAAATGCTTCTTTGCTGGCGCTTATGATGGGTCTGGAGCTGCTACTTCTTTCAACGATGTTGCTTATAACCTCCTTGTAAACGAAGCAGGAGTACCTGCAACTGCTATAAATAACTTACCAGGAGGAGTTTATAGTTGGGCAGATGAAAGAACAAATTGGCTTTTAACATACAGAATCGATGTAATATTAAGTGAGCCTAAAGAAGTTAATAAACAATTATCAGATATAGGCACGATGATTGGTGTGAATTTATTTTATGAGGATAAATCACAGCAAATAGTTTTAAGAGCTGAAACGCCAGAGCTTGATCAAAATACTATTTTGACAATAACTGACGAAGAAATTATTGAAGATAGTGTAAAAATAATTAATTCAGAAAAAGAAAGAGTTTCAAGAGTTTATTATTATTACAATATGCGTGATCATGTAGAAGATAACGATAAGCCAAAAAATTATAAAAATCTTTATATCGCTATAGATAGTGATAGCGAAACAGCGGATGAGTACGGAAAAGAATCCAACAAAGTTGTTTTTGGTTATGGAATAAAATCAACAAGCACAGCAACAAGTGTTTCACAAAGATTGTTGTCAAGATTTAAAGATAGCCCAAAAACTTTATCTTTTAAAATTGACGCATCAAGACCTGTTTTAAGCACTGGCGACCATTTCTTTTTATCAACAAAGCACTTGGTTGATCAGAACGGTAGTTTAAAAACAAGAGAAATGCAGTGTACATCTATAAAGTTTGATAACAAGGGTCAATTTTATTTAATTACTGCTAAAGAATTCAATTTTGGAACAATTAATTTTGCTAAAATTACAACCGATGGCGTAGCCGCATTCTCAACAGGTGGTGGCAGTGGAACAACTGAATCTCCATATACTGGCGTTAGAAAGTCTGATTCTTTTTTGAGCGATTTAAATCACATTACTTTAGAGGTTGTTAATGGCGGTTCAGGCTGGACTAATGGAGAGACTCTTGCTTTTACACCAGATGAAGCCGCAGTTGGCGCTGCCGCTAACACTAGAAATTTAACTGCTACTTATACTCAGTCAGGAGGTGTAATTACTGCTGTTACTGTTACGTCAAATGTTGCTGCTGGAGCTATGCCTAGCAATGTGCATATAGGGTATGCTGCAACAGAAATTCTTAGTGCCTCTCCTAATTCAAGCTCAGGAGATGATTTAAAGGTTAGATTGACTAAAGGCGCTAGAATGTCAGGCTCTCAAGAGCCGTATAATATTGTTTAGGGTTAAGTAATGTCTTACACTACATTGTATAGAAAGATTAGTGCAACTGAGTTAGAGGTAGGAAAGCCTTTAACTAGCCAACTAATTAAGGCTATTAGAGATAATCCACTAGCTTATAGAACTGGCGACTCATCGTTAGAAAAAAGAATAAGCTACAAAGCGTTTAGTACACAACAGCCTGTTGCTGGTGATGTGATGATTGCTCAAAGTTGTGGTCACGACAATGAAACAGACACAATTGTTGCTATAAAAATACGCAGAGAAGGACAGTATAGAGTAAAATATCAATATAGGTCTGGCGCAAGAGCAACGCAAGGCGATGGCAATATTGATGTAACAAGAGTTGAGTTGCAGCTTATGGTTTTAGATGCGAACGGTGAAATATTTAGTTTAGAAGATAATGTAACAGTATTGGCGGAAAGAAATACTGTCACCAATGTTAATGATATTTATTTATATGAAAACGATATCATTTATGTTACACACACAGAAACAGATGGTGCAGCGGAGCTTAGTTTCAATCTTTCGGTAGGTGTAGCAGATACAAATGCTATTTGGGGTGTAGACGCAATCCCACATCGAACATTTTAATAGAGTAAATTATGCCGACATATAGAGATATTACTGATAATGAAGTTGCTGTTGGATTGCCAGTGACGCAGCAGTTGATACAAACTATGCGAGATAACATAGAGGCTATATTTCAAGGAGATGCAACTGCACCCGTGGTTCAATGGCAAGCTTTATCAAGAAGCGGAACGCCAGCGGCTGGCAGTAATTTAATTTTACAAATTACTACAGAGCTTAACGCTGATGACACATCTATATTTGGTTTTGGCGTTAGAAAAACTGGAACTTATAAAGTCAGGTTTGAGCAAAGGGTTGCTGATACCCCAGATACTGACTCGGATGATGGTGCTTTACAAGCAAATTCATTTGTTAGCCAGCTTAAAAAAACATCTTCAGGGACAACAAGTAATATTGGCACTGCTCTTACTACTTCCGTTAGTGGAGACAATGATGAAGGTAGTAATAGTTTTGGAGAAAAAACACAAGATGTTAGTTTGACCGCTGGAGACATTGTTTTTTTAGATGTGAATCAAACTGGTGAAGAGGGTGGAAGTATTACTCTTTCTGTAGCAGTAGATGATGCAAGCTCAATGTGGGGTGTTGATGTGTATGGGATGATTACATAATGACTACCTATAACGCAATAACAGACTCAGAAATTTCTTTAGATGCGCCTGTAAAAAATGAGTTAATGAAGGCATTGAAAGATAACCCAAAAGCAATTGCAGAGGGGGATGCGTCTGCGCCAACAACAACTGATGGCGGCAAAACGTCAACTATTAATCATTCTGCTTTATCATTAGAAACAAATGATTATGGTGACGTTATTATATGGCAAGAAACTGGCTATTGTGTAAATGCTGATTCAAGCATTTGTAGTATTTATATAAGAAATGCTGGAAAATATAGGTTTACAGCGAATGTTAGAAATGGCTCTACAGAAGCAAGAGATGCCTCAGTAAATAGTAGCGCAAAAGCTACCGTTAGGGTTAGGCAAAATGATCATAATAACGGTGATGCCATAACAACTATTAATAGCACTGAACTTGTTAATGGGGCAGTTATGTACCATGTGCATGATTTAGATTTGGCAGCGAATGTTACTATATTTTTGCGTGTAGAAGAAACTGTAAGTAGAATTCAAGTAAGCGCAACTTTAAGTTGCTCTGTTGTTAATCCTGATGCAATGTATGGAGTTGATGTAAGAGGAAATTTGACATAATGGTTGAGCAAATTGATCCTGGTAAAGTTTTTTTGACCTTTAACAGTTGGGATTACTGGAATAAAACTGTTTTAGATTTATGTAACGGTGAGGGAAAAGGTAGACCGCACGAAAGGGGGTCAAAAAAAGCTAATATCTTAAAAAATTGCAGAGAGGATAACATAGCTGTTAATGCTAAGTTTTTTAATGTAAGACGTAACAATGATTTTGCTGTAAAGTTAATTGATTTATCTCAGTGCCTTAGAAAATTGCATCCTGATTGTAATGTGGAGCTTAGAAATTATGTTCACTACAGAAGCGGTGACTTCATGGGATGGCATACTAATAAGTATCAAGCTGGACATAGATATTATTTAATATGGGCTGAAGAAGAAGGTAAATCTTTTTTTGAGTACGAAAAAGACGGAAAAATTATATCTTTGCCTGACAAAAAAGGTTGGAGTGTAAATAAATTCTTTTGTGGCGATGATGATAAGCTTTTTCCTCATCAAGTAGTAAGTAACACTAACAGGGTTTGTATAGGATTTAAGCTGAAATAGATTGAGGTAATCATGGCTACAGCAGTTAAGCAAAGACGCGGTAACACTTCAGAGCATGGCTCATTTACCGGGCTTGAGGCTGAAATTACCGTCAATACAGAAACTAAAACTATTCATGTGCATGATGGCTCTACTGCTGGCGGTATTCCTTTAGCTAAAGCTAGCGAGCTAGGCGCAACAGTTACTGTAACAGATAATAGTGACGACACAGCTTTTCCAGTTGTGTTCCATAACGAATCAAGTGCAGGTACATTATTAGATGATACTGGCGAATTTACTTATAATCCAAATGATGGTGTATTAACTGTACCATTCAGATTAGATTTAGGCGGTCAAGGTAGTAGTAATGGAAGTCAAATAAATTTCAGTGATGGAAGTGATGCAGATTTCTTTAGAATATTAGAACTAAACAGTGATATATACTTTTCTGTTACTGGCACTAATGCTGATATGTTATTTAGCACATCTCACTCTAATAGTGTATATAAGTTTGATGTTGGATCTTCTGACACTAAAGTAGAAATAGCACATGACAATACAACTCTTTTTCACAATTTAATTGTTGATCAAGGCACTATAGCGTTAAAAGATGCAAGCGACCATGTAACTACCATTCAAGAAAATGCTGGTGGCAACATTACTCTTACCTTGCCATCAGCAACAGGCACAATAGCACTAACTTCTGATATAACCGTCACCGCAGACAGCACAACAACTCTCACCAACAAGTCTATTAGCGGTGGGCAGATAAACTCTGGAACTATACCATCTGCACAAATACCAACTCTTAATCAAGACACCACAGGCAACGCGGCCACAGCTACCATCGCTAAAGGCGCGGCAGTTATTTATGATGCAAGTAATGACGGAGCTATAGGACACGCGACTGTAGCAGGTTTTGTTGGTAAAACTGTCGTCTATACTAATACAGTTAACGGTGACGATTTAACTTTAGGCTTGCCAGATGTAGGAGTTGATATACAAATAGGTGAGCAGATTCATTTGATTAATGCTTCTACAGGTGATGGTGCTACAGCTAATATTATTTTACATTTAGATGAGAGCGGGACACAGCAAAAAACAAATACTTGCACAGGCGCAATAGTAGTTGTTAACGATGGGACTTCTGACCCTAAAATAACTGCTGGCGGTGTTGCTACTTTAATTGCGACTGCCGATAATACTTATGCATTATTTGGCTCTGGGGTGCAAAACACATGATAGGCGCGGTTGCAAGCGCAGGAGCGCAATTGCATTTATTTGAATTAACCATAGGTAGGCAAGTTATAGGCAGTGGTAAAAGCACTATAACATCATATGGTTATTCAAAAGGCGTTATTGGCGGTATAAATCCTGCTACTAGAACCTATGGCTCTACTGGTAAAAGTCATGAAATAACTTTTGTGACAAATAGTTTTAGTCAAATACAGATCGGTATTTTAGCGGCAAGTGACGGAACTAATATTACTAATTCAGATGCAACTTTTAAGACGTGTATAGTCAGTTGGTTGAATAACAGCACTAATGTTTGGTCTAGGATTTATTTATACAGAACTAATATGAATTTTGCTTCACTGTTTGGCGTAGATGGCGACCAATTTTCTCATGTGCTTGGAATACAGCCTTTTTCTGATAGTTATACCAACGGCACAAAGTTTTTTGTAGAATTTAGGGCAGATTAATGTCATATACAGTTAAAAGAATCGCGACAATAGACCCTGTAACTTTTCGCAGAATATTTAATGATTGTGAGTCTAGGTTGGAAGAAAATTTTGCTGTGTTGCAGGGTAAAAGCTCTGATGAAAAATATAATTATTTATTAGAAGCCGCTCAAGCTTGGGCAAAGATTGGTATGTGCCTAGAGTGTAGTAAAGATGGTCTGCCAGTGTTTATTAGTTATGGTGAGATAGATGGCACAAATTGGAAAATTATGAATTTTTTAGCTGGTAGAGATGCGTCTGGCAGTAGAAGTTATTTATATGATTCAGGTTGGCTTGTTGCAATGCGAGACTTTCATCTAACCATGTCATCAGTTTATACAACGCAAGAACATATAATGACACCTGATTCTTCAGCTAAAACATTTGTCGATGCAAGAATTGATGTGGCGGATTCTGATAATAGATTTAATCACACAGTAGAATCAGAGAATACTGTGGCTGATATTTATATTGAAAAAACAATTAAGGACATAAGTTAATGGCTTTTGGTAATGATGGCGTAAGATATAAAATTGTATTTGACTACGATGTTCAATTCTTTTCATGGAGTGGACAATGCTTTTATTTTAAAAAAGATGTGCCTGATTATGTGCCTCATTGGGAGATAGGCCAAGCTAAACGCAGGGGAGCTAAAGTAATAGAAATGGAAGGTACGCCAGAACAAAAAGTTAATTTATTTTACGGTGGCTTTGATGGGGTGGCGTGATAGTAAGACTAAATACTATTTTCCGTTTATAAAGCGGCAGATAAGGTTAGCTAAATGCGGTAAAAAAACAGAGCCAATGTTAAATATTTATTGGTTGTTTAGATACTGTATGCTAAATAGATTATTTGAAGGGGATAAGACTAATGATTACCACAGTCACCCGAAGCATTTTATTAGCTTTATTGTACTCGGTTCATATACTCAAGACGTTATTAAGGCTGATGGCCGTCAGTATACTCAGCGCTGTCGCTGGTTTAATGTGGTTAACGCTAATGATATGCACAATGTTTATGATATTGCCCCTAACACTTGGACTGTCATGCTTGTATGGCCTTTTGGCAAAAATAAAGGAATGACGTTACTAAGTGAGCATGGGACATTTTGGTGCAAAGACCCAGTTTTAATGGACAAAGGAAAAGAATATCACTTGAGGCCAGCAGAATTATGACCGTTAAAGAATTACTAGCAAGATTAGAAAAGCACGAAGAAATCTGCGCTGTCAGGCTAGAGGCCATTGACAAGCGTCTTGATGAGGGGTCTAAAAAGTTTGTTAGGCTAGAGTATTATATCTGGGGGATATATGCGGCTATTTTTGTTAGTGCTTTTGCTGATAGGCTCATCTAGTTACGCGCAAGATACGGACAGTGGCAACAGCTCTACTCAATCTGGTGACTTAAATACTAACCAGCAGGGTGCTACAGTTGACAGTAACAATGAAACGACCACTAACACCAATCAGTACAACGGAGCTGGTAGTGCTAGTGAGATACCAGTAGCCTCAGCAGTCGCGCCAAGCTTGATGTCGGGTGGTAATGATAGCTGCTTAAAGTCTACCAGTGGGGGTGTATCTACCTTACAAATAGGTATAAGCTCTGGCAAGTATGTAGAAGATGAAGACTGTAACAGGCGTAAAGATGCTCAAATGCTATTTACGCTAAACATGAAGATAGCGGCAATTACCAGAATGTGCCAGCATGATGATAACTGGATGTCTATGTTTGAATCAGGGACACCATGTCCCCTTATTGTAGGCGGTAAGGTGGTAGCAGGTAAGAATGCTTACTTAATGATGAAACGAAAACCTACTTTATTTGTCAGGGGATATGAAGACAACAAGGAATATTTTGATGTCGCGTTAGGCATCAATGGAGGTACAAACGGTGAACATAAAGAAAATGGCGATGCTAAGTCTGTTTCTGAGCGCTTCCGCACAACTGAGTGGTGATACTGGTGTCTACTATCCTCAAGCTGTTACTTTCGGCAGTCTTATTGATCCTAATATTAACCCTTTACGGCCAATTGGTGATTTTGTAGAGATACAAGAGTTAGTCAATACCGCTAATTACATCAATACACAGGTCAGTGACGCGCAAGCAAGTGTCGTTGAAATGTCTCTAGGTGTACCAGGATCTGCTGATTCAGTGGATGGATTAGTTGTCCCGGTAGCAGGTAGAACAGACAGCCACAAAATAGATCTTCTTGAGGTCGCGTACTATAATCAATCTATCTTAGATACAGCGAATGCTAATTATTATTCGGCTGAACATTTACTGGTGGATAGTTATGAAGAGAATATGGATCAAATGGAAGCGGCTATTGAGATGTTTTCAGGAGCAGCAACTGAGATTTCAAAGGCAGAAGCAATATATACAGAGGCTGTTAATGCTCAAACTGACGATGAGCGTATCCAACTACAGAATTATATTCGTGCGAACGATGTACAAATTGACCAATCAACAGTCCAAACATTCAATCAATCACTTGATATTATTGAGGATAAAGCACAAGCGGCTACAGCGAGCTTATGGGCAAGCCAAGATAGCTCAACCCTTGCAATGATTAATTACGATGGTATTGCTACATTATCCAACATGACTAACTCTACGGTCGCGTATGATGCGTGGTCAGACCAAATGACGATTACATGGGATAATGCTACTGATACTGTCCTACAAGGTGTGTTTTTTAACAACGCAGACAATATAGGGTGGACACAAGCCACTACAGAGGTCTATGACGGCTTTTATGGTGATACCCCTCCTGTTAGCATCAATGAAATGTACAGCGCCTACAGCTATGGTTCAGGTGAAACAGTGGCATCTATGGGGTCAGGTTATCAAATAAATGCTAAACTCTATGATCCCGTACAATTAATGGAAGATGTTATTGATGTTACTAACGAAAACCCAACCACTAATTACAACAATCAGAACGGTAACTTAGGTGGTTTATAATGGGTATTGAAGATATAGAATTAGACGTAGGTGGCACTAAATTTAAAGGTATTTACATTGCTATCCTTATGTCTTTTGCCACTACGATAGGCGGTGGTATATGGGCGGCAAGTGAATTTGTGTCAAGAATTGATAATATTGAGTCAAATCTTGAGCAAACTGCTGAATCTATACCCAATATAGAGCCAATTGAGCTAGAATTAGCTAGTATTAGGACTAAAATAGAGGATAATGATTTAGGGCATTTGCAAGGCAAGCTCGCTGAACTTGACACGCTACTCCTTAGTATAAAAGAGCGACAAGCTGAAGTCTTGTCAAATGCCTCAGAATCTACAGCTAAAGTCAATGCAATGGAAAAGGATTGGATTGAAGTTAGAAATGAGTACAAGGCTATGGCTGATGCGATTAAGCAGTTTGAAGCTCAAGTAAATAAATTCAAAGCAGAGGTTGATGATCTGTGGAAAGGTTTAGATGCGGCAAGTTCACCATTGGGGTAGATTATGGAAAGTTTTATTGATGAAATAAGAGATGTAATAGCTAAATATAAAGCTATAGCATCTGCTAGAATCACAGCATTAAAGAGCGCCATACAGGTTGCTTGGGCTAATTTTATTAAAAAACCTGCACCTAAAGCAGCGCCTAAAGCTAAGAAAAAGGCTAAGAAAAGTGGCTAAAGATCCTAGATTAAAACGTGCTGGTGTAGAGGGTTTTAATAAACCTAAAAGAACACCAGGTCATCCTAAAAAGTCTCACGTTGTTGTTGCTAAGGTGGGTGACAAGGTAAAGACTATTCGTTTTGGTGAGCAGGGTGCTAAGACCGCAGGTAAGCCAAAAGCAGGTGAATCTGACGCAGTAAAAGCCAAAAGAAAGTCCTTTAAGGCGCGTCATGCAAAGAATATAGCCAAGGGTAAGATGTCTGCTGCTTACTGGGCTGACAAGGTGAAGTGGTAATGGCTAAGTTTAGAAAGGTGGCTAAAGATAAGAAAACAGGCGTTGCTAAAAAGTATCTATCTGGCGCTAAAAACAAATCTAAAAAGGCCGCTGAAATTAAAAAAACTGCCGCAGCTTACAAACGTGGTGAATTTATTGACGTAAAAGCAGTACAGAAATCGAGGGTTGCACAAGATGGCCGCAAAAAAACCACCAAGAAAACCCCTAAGCGCAAGCGTTAAGGCGACTTTAAAGAAAAAAGCAGAGGGCAGTAAGTTTACTGCTGGTCAGCTTGAAAAGGTATATCGCAGGGGTCAAGGCGCTTATTTAAGTGGTGGCTCTCGTAATGTTCCTATGGCTGCATGGGCTATGGGCCGGGTTAATAGTTTTGTTTCAGGTAAAGGCGGTGCTAGAAAGGCTGATGCAGATATAGCTAAGAAAAAACCAACCAAGAGGAAAAAGTAATGCCACAAGGTAAAGGTACATACGGATCAAAAATGGGTCGCCCACCAATGAAAAAGGGCAAAAAAAAGCCAGTCAAAAAAGGTAAAAAGAAATGAATGATGAAGTAAAAACTCCATCTAAAAAAGAACCTGTGAAAAAAAAGGAAGCTGCAAAGCCAAAAGCAGAACCTGTCAAAGCTGTGAGAGTGCCTTCACTTAGGCGTTTTGTAAGAAAATAGGAGTCAAAAATGAACTTTGGTGCATTAAAAGGCATTATTGGTGCTGTTGCCCCTACTCTGGGTACTGCTTTAGCTGGTCCTCTAGGGGGAACTGCGGCACAAGCAATTTCAGCGGTACTAGGTTGCAAAAACGATGCCAAATCTATTTCTACTGCGATGCAGACAGCATCTCCAGAGCAATTACTTGAAATAAAAAAGGCAGAATTAGAATTTGAAGCTAAACTTGCAGAGATGGAAGTTGATATTTTTGCTTTGGAGACTGCTGATGTTCAGGATGCTAGGAAAGCTCACAAGGGAGATTGGACACCAAGAGTATTTGGATTGGTTAGTCTTTTTGGCTTCATTGGGTATATCTTTCTCGTTACTGTTCAGCCCCCTGACGCTAACAGCGATACTATTGTTTCTCTTGTCTTGGGGTATCTCGGTGGACTTGTTTCAGGCATAAGTGCCTTTTACTTTGGTGCGAGTCACGCTAAAGACTAAAAATTTTGGGAGGTATTTCCTTGGTTAACCTAGAACGGCTGACAGATCAGCTTATTATCGATGAAGGCTTAGAATTGAAAATGTACCATTGCAGCATGGGGCATCCCACGATTGGAGTGGGTCGAAATCTTTCTGTCGGAATCACTGATGAAGAGGCTAGATACCTCTTAAAGAACGATATAGCCAGAGTAGCAGGTGAATGTATGGCTGAGTTCCCTTGGTTCTCTGACCTCACTGAGAAGCGCAGAGAGGCCATTATAAACCTGGTCTTTAATATGGGCCTGTCTAAGTTTAAGCAGTTCAAAAAGACTATTTCCTATATTGAGCAGGGTTTATTTGAATTAGCTGGCACTGAATTACTTGATTCTAACTACGCCCGGCAGGTAGGTAATCGCAGCATCAGGGTTGCCAATATGCTCGCTGATGGTTAAGTAAATAGGTCCAAGTCCCATTTTCTGGTCTTGAGCCTATACGCTGGCGCGTCTTTATTTCTTGATATATACCAAGTGTTACCTCTTTTTGTGCTGCCATTACCTGATGCAACATAAATAACACCTCGATGATCAAGCCTCTTTAACGCCCGGCTAACGGTGTTTCTGTCTAACATTGAGTTACGCACCAAGCTTGTTGTCCCTTGGCCGTCACGCTCTTTGAGACAGCTTAATAAAGCATTCTCAACATCTTCATTTGTAAGCATATCGATCCCAAAATTCTTTACTTGAAGTATAACCAACCATTTCAAGCTCTCCCTCAGTCAGCTTCTCTAGCTGTAATAGCTCAAGTTCTGCCGGGGTTGCAGGCAAATGATCGATAATTTTTACTGGTTCACTGTCCCATTGACTCATCTTTTAATCTCTTAAACTCGCCAGAGCTTTCTAAAATTAAACCCTTGGCTGCACAATAATCCTGCATGAATTCCATAAACATATAGCACTCGCCCTTATCGTATTCAGATATTGATTCTAATATATGGGCCGATATGCCTGTCTCTACGTTAGTTACTTTTTTAGTCAGAAAGTCCCAGCCATACTCTTTGTATGCTCTTTGCTTTAAAGTGACCTTCATGTTTGTTTGTTCTGAGTCTGATAATTCTTTGATTGATTTCTTATAATGATATGCAGCGTATTCCCTTACCCAGATATGCAACAAGGCCTTCTGGGGCAGGGAAGACTGCGTATACTTCTTCATAGTAATCTTTACAGGTTCTTTTAACTTCAAGATTTCTTCAAGTTGGTGCAAGAAATCTTGCACTGTACCTTCGTTGATTGGATTGACTATGAATTCTTTCAATTGAACACCCTAAATTTTAAAATGTCTTCTAACATAAGCTTTCATCTTTGCTCTTTCAGCTTTTAAGATAGTGTACTTACTTTTGATATGCGACAACGAAACCGTCATAGCATTATGTTCCTGTATCAGCTCCCTTTGATTGGCTAGCATCAAGTCTTTGGCTTTTACTCCAACCTCCGCATTGTGCTTACCCTGAAGACTCATTAGCTCAAAATCTAACTCTCTATCTTTATCCAACAGGATATCACACAAAATATCCACCATTGTTGCAAGTGTAGATAGTGACTGTATTGTCGCTATGATGTTGTATTCACCATTTTTGCCTGATCTTTGAGCCAGGTGATGATTCCTTTTACTGCCCTTAAATAGAAAGTAAGATCCAACACAATTGTCTGGATCTTTTACTCGGCACTTAAACTTGCTATTAAACTTATAGCTATTTAAGTGACTTATCTTTTTCTCGCACTCAGCTAGAATACCCATGACCCCTCCTTAAAACGGTATATCATCTTCAGGTAAAGGATCAACGTGCTTGTTAAGGTATGGCTTGTCTAGAGACTCTTTAATCTCTGCCGCCTTACTTTCCTTCTTCCTGACGTTTAATTTCATATAAGGTACGCCAGCTTTTGATTTACGAACTGCTGCACCAATCCAATATTCGACACCTTCAATATCAATCGTGCCTTTATAATCATCGTGCCAATCTTCAGCCTTTTGTCCCTGCTCTTTAAACAAAACGCCTTTATTGGTGTTGTCATACTGTTCCATACTTTTTTTCCTCTTTTTAAGACCCTTATGCCAAACTGGGTCGTGGTTTAAATGACCTTTAAGATACTGCACGTTGCATATCCTCAAAAATTTGCTCAACAGTCTGTATCACTTCAACTTTATTACCGCGTATATCGGTAAGGACCGTTAAGTTTTCATTTCTGTGCATATGAACAATCAAATCCATATTGATATGAATATCTTCAATAAAATAATCGTCCATAGGGTGAAAATCTAAGCTAATCCACATAATAATCTCCAAAAAAATTAGGTGCTGGTTGTTAGGCTTAACTGACCAGCGGCAGCGTAAAGGGAGGCGATGCCTAACTATCGTTATCTAAATACCAATCTGCCACCCGGCACTTCTCATTCCATCGGTTCTTAACCGTCTTCATTTCAGTTACTATTGGAATCCCTTCATTTCTCAACTCAGTAATCCTGGCCGTAACATTCATGATTCCAAGATCAATGTAAGCTTTTTTTCTATCAAGTCTTTTACCACTTTCAAGATATTCCATGATTCTTTCACATTGCTTATTACTCATAACAAACCCCTTTAGTTAGTTAATCGATTGCTTAAAGTTTTCCATGCTACTGCTGCTGTTGCTGGTACTACTCCATTTCCCAGAAGTCTAAGTCTGTCCACCCTGTGGGTAAACCCATCAGTTGCTCCACCCACGCACTGTTCAGTTTTCCATATGACTCTTGGTTCTTCCCATTCGTACTGGAAACTTCCTGCCCCGGCTGGCCAGGCCTGTCTTTTTTCATCGGCTCTCGATCCACTTCCTTGCCATGTACTTGTGGATGATTCGCTAACCCCAGTTGGCCGTAGTTCGGTCTGTTGCTGACCTTCTGAGCTTGCGCTACATCGGGTGTCGGCCAATTCTTTTGATTTAACTCCGCTATCTGTCGAGGCAACTGGTCGTTTCTTTTCTTCCCGTCTTTTCTGGTTTTCGCCACTTTCGTCACTGAATCCTTCCAATCTCTCGCATTTGGCGTAGCCCAAGACTGTTGTTTGGCTACCTGAGTTTCCAGATTGGGGTGTTTCGCTTTGGCAGTATTCTCGGTTATGTTTGCGGTCATTGCCGAGCAAGTTCGTGGCGTAGCCCATTTCTGGCTTCGCTCTTGATTCTTCACCTGCTCCGTCAGGCATCCCTCGACATACTTCCGACCGATGCTCTCCCTGTATTGCTTGCGCTTCTCCATCCCTTCTGGGGTTCTGTCGATGTCCACTGTCGATGGTGTCAACCATTTCTTCTCTTCCGAGGTTTCCACAGCATCCCTGAGCTTCGCCCCAAAGAATTGATTGCTGGTCTTCCTGATCGACTTGAATCCCTGATCCGTTATCACTGTGTCTATCCTGCCCCCCTCCGCATCGGAAGTCCTTGCAGTCGGCCATGATAAAGACTCTTTTTCTTCGATGAGGTGCGCCACATTCTTCCGCGCTGAATATAGACCACGTTGCTCGGTAACCTCGGCTTTCCAATGTTCTAAGGACATAGAGCAATACTGGGGTGTTGTCATGCATTTTTGCTGAGATGATTCCTTCGACATTTTCAAAGAAGACTCTTCCTGGTCTGCACTCATCGATAATTCTAAGGATGTCTGGAAATAAGTGTCTTGGGTCTTTGTCGGCTTTTCGACTTCCTGCGGCTGAGAATGGCTGACAAGGAAACCCGGCTGTGAGTAAATCCACGCATCCCTTGTAGGGTCTGGCATCCAGTGTTTTGAGATTTGTCCACACAGGGCAAGATACCATTTGTCCCTTTTGCATTTTCTTAAGTGCGACTGCAACGGGATAGGCTTCGATCTCACTAATAAGGATGTTTCTAATAGGTTGTCCTGTTGACTCGATTCCAAGCTCGACACCGCCATATCCATAGCAGAGGCTGATGGTTCTAAGGGGATTAATGTTTTCGGCAATATCCACATTACGCCCCCTTCAAAAGCTTTCGCTCTTCAGTTGTAAATGGAGCAGTAGATACTTTTGTTGGCGCTTTCCACATAGCCCTCTGATCATCTTCACTAATCTCACCAAATGCTTCCTTAGCTAACAGTACGTTCTCAGGGGTTGGGTCAGCTAAATAACTTACAACCGCATCAACTGATGGCTTGTTTCTAAATACTGCCTCAGCGCATAGCTCGGCCTCTGACGGCTCAACTGGCTTTCCCCGCATCATCGCTGCCTCTGCGTCCGAATCTGCAACTGGAAGCCCCAGGACGCTGGATAATCCATACCGCCGCGCATACGAGAGGCAAGCGCCCGCTGCCTGTGGGTCTGACTTAACCATTGGCATAGTAAACTCATTACTTACCCACTCACCGCTTTTATGCATCAACACTGTTTCAACACCGATACCGTTACCGCCAGTACTGGTAATTGGAAACTGGACATAGCTAAGGCCGTTGGCGCATAGTGGGTCTTTGACTGCCTTAATGACAGATGTCAGGTCGGCATAAGATGACTTAAAGAAAGGGTTTGTGCTGTCTTTAACAGCGCCACCCATTTGTTGTTGCGCTAGATTTAGAGCTAACGCAAGGTTAGCAATACTTTCTGATTTATTCATTTTCTTCTTCCTCCACTTCAGGCAAGCATTCTTCGCAGACCCAAATTAAATTTTTAGTTGCAGTACAAGGCGACCAATCGTCATCCTTAAATTCATCACAGTTTTCACAAGTATAGATAGCCATTAATAATCACTCGTTTCTGTTTCAATGACTTCTACTGTTTTTTCTGGATCGTTGACTCTAAACCATTCACCAATCCTTACGGCATCTAGCATGGTGTAGTAGCCTTTTTCTTCACCATTTACATATACTACATAAAGTTCGCCCATTGAATTGCTCATTACTAATCCTCCAGTGGAAACGGTAGTTCGTCTGACGAATCAGATTTATGTTTAGCCATAACAAGATCAAAAAAAACAGCAAAAGCATTTTCCAAATCCTGTCGAGTTGCTTTAAATCCTTTTTCTGCCAGAACTTCGCCCCACATAGCTGTAGAAACGGATAAAGCCTCATGGTCTAAATGCTCACGATATGACTGCTGAGAGTGC